TCAACCCCAGTCAATTCATAATACATGTAAGCATACGCTGCTTCTTGCACAAAATATTTCTCAAGGTATTTCTCTTTCTTTAATGTGCCAGTAGTCTTGAAGTCAATGACTGCTAACTCGTTATCAAACTCAGCAATGCAATCAACACGACCAGCCAGATAGAGATTGCGAGAATAAAGAGGGGTTTCAAGAGAATGAATATTAGAAATACGATTAAGAACCTCACGACTAGCCCCAAAAAGGTACTTGGCAAGACCCTTGCTCTCCTTAATTTTCTCAGATTCATTTCTTAAATAGTATTCAACAATAGAATGATATTTAGTGCCTCGCCATGCTGCAGCACGTCTTATCCTCTCCGCTTCAGTATAACCGATTCGATTCTCCCAGTCAAGTATCCCTTGCTTGGATTGATGACCTACTACAGTTGTCACACTGGGTACCCACATGTCATCTAGTTTATAGAAACGTCCATGATTCAGAGTCCTGCTTTCTAAGTCCTCTAATTCAAGAGGAGTGCCCACATAATTAAACATTAATTAAATCCCATATTAATTTTACTGACAAGATATTCTTTAACAAGACCAGACCTAACGATATCATCTATACCAAACTCAGTGCATGTGAATGATGGCATTGTCTGTAGTATTTTAAGGAAGTCTAAGACTCCATTCCTCTCATTACTCTTTACTAAATCAGATTGTGCGTAGTCTCCTGAGAATATAATTCTAGAATTCTGACCCACTCTTGTTATTATACTATCTAATTCATGAAAATTCAAGTTACTAAATTCATCTACAATAATCACACAGTTATCTAATGTAGTACCACGTAGGAATGATGTAGACCAGAAAGAAATAGTCTCTTGGTTTCTGAGGTTAGCATAGAGTGATTCAAATGCATTATCATCAGGCATTTCAAACATAAACTTTACCATATTTTTATATGGTATCTGATATAAGTTTGACTTATCTTCATGGTCACCTGGGAGGAAACCAATCTCTCTTGTAGGCACAAGAGACCTGACCATATAAACTTTTTCATATGGTGAAGAAGGTTCTAATACCTGTTGGATTGCTAGGTATAAACTAATAAAAGTTTTACCTGTCCCTGCAGCACCATGTAGGACTAAGTTTTGTCCTTTATCATAGGCATCAAAGACTAACTCCTGATTAGGTGTTAGTGGCTCAATTACTTTAAGGTGCTCAAGGTTAATAGGTTTTCTTCTCTTCATCTGCTTGACAGAATATTGGGAGAATGCTCCGTTACCGTTACCGTTTTTCTTTTTAGCGGGCATAATTTAGGTATAGCGACTCAAGTTCGCTCGTGGATGGTCGGATTGAATTTTCTGCATCACTTCTTTGAATCCATCAGTCTGTTTAGGGTCACCATAGGTAACACCACCAGTCCCTGCAGACCAGTCTTTATCCCAGTCTGGATTCTCTTTCCTCCACTCGTCATATTTTTTCATAGACAGGTTGAGTTCTTGTTTCTCTCCTGTCTTAGTATTTATTACGGGATATGTAGGCATTTCTAAAGTCCTCTATTGTGTTTGCCATTTGTCGATAACCTGTACCAACATAGATTTGTCCTGCTACTACAGATACAGTAGCGACACCCCAGAAAATATAATACCATCTAGATTTAATTTGGTATCTTTTCTTGAGGAGTTTAGTTTTTAATTCAGTCATCGTGGTCATCCCAAGGATCTGCTAACCCTTCGTTTGCAAAGAATGCTTTGTAAACCCCATAGAATATAAACAACACAACAATAACTGCAATAGAAATTGGTGCTGTAATATTTGGGTCGTAGTTAGCATGTGGTATCATAATATTTTAAGACAGGGTTGTAAGTTATCCCAGTATTCATCGTTGTCATTGCAGTCACAATCTTTATCTTCAGCACACCATCCCATTGCCTTAGCAACGATTGGAAACTGACAGATAAGATGCTCTCTGCATAGATTAGCGATGTCCATGTGCTCTTTCTGCGTGCCATTTGCAGACCGCAATTCAATGTAGTGTAACCAACTACGGACACTACCGCTCATGTAAATTCTGGTTGGAGTTGCTAAAGGCAAGACCATTCTAGCACACTCTTTAGCAATTCCTTCGTCTAACATTTCACCGTAGATATGTTGTGCTTGAAAGAAATGCTCTTCTATCTTAGCATCAAACTTTGCTTTTACAATAGGGTCAATATCATCGATACTATTCTGTCTATTTTTAGTATCTTGACGACGTAAATCAGGGACAGGAATATCACCTAGCATTCCTGCATCAGCATAGCGTTGAGAAAACTCTTGGAATGTAAAACTTCTGTGTCTCAATACCTGTGCTGCTATAGCACGTGTGGTATTAATCTCGAGTGTCATAAATGCCTGCTCAAATACAGACCAGTGGTTGTGTTTGATGCAGTAACTTAATAGTCCTTCTACAGATGGGTTGTCTTGATTATTTGGATTACTCACACGAGCAACGTAACCCATAGTCTTTTCTGCGTCAGGTGTCACAGAAATTAAACATACTTTAGTCATGCTTAAATAAAATTCTTGCGATTACATAGAGTCCAACTGCACCAAGATAAGTTATGGTTGCAATTCCGAAGGTTGGTAGTGTCATATTCCACACTAACATTAAAACAAATGGTCTAACAGTAAGGTCTGCAATAGCTTTAATTGCTTGCTCTCCTGTTTTTTGATTGCGAAGTCTTTCCTCTTCCTTTTCAGTGAGTTTCTTCTCGTCTTCTTTCTCTTGTTGTGCCTTCTTACGAGGGTCAAAGAATACGTAATCGTTTGCCATTATTTTTTGCCTTTCTTGGCTTTCTTTTCTGATGGGTCTTGCCATATCTTTGGATTAATTTTTCCTGCTGCCTGTGTAATCTTCTTTAATCCTTTACCATACTTGTCATAGTAATGGTCAAATATCTCAGATTGTTTATTACCCATAACGATATCATACTTAGTATGCTCATCAGGTGCAACATATTCTACAAGGTATGCAGTATAAGGAAGCTTAGGGTCTTGTGCTGCCTCGACGAGACAATCACTAGCTAATACTTTCACTATGGTCTGCCTCTATTACCCCATTTGATTTGTGGAAATGCTTCTTCCACAACCGCTTGGGTAATACGATACTTCTTGTGAAGTTTTTTATTAATGGCAGCAACAACTATCTCTGCCTCATCAGCATGTAGTCCTTCTAATAAAGCGATAAACATAGTTTCTATCTTCAAGGAAGGCAGATTGTCTGCTCCACCTTTGAAGTAATAGTATAACTTCTTCCCCTCTTTTTCAAGGAGAGTATGCTCAGTCCCCTTTGGGGCATCATTAGGTTTGTAAGGCACATCGCCTGCAGGAATACGTGACACTAAAGTATCGTCAAAATTCATGATGAACATTGAGCGAAGAGTTTGTGTACTATTATCCTGTAGGATTTTAATCTTTGCTGCCTTAGTCTTTGCGTTGTGTGCTTTGCGAAGCACTTCAGAAATCATCAGTTTCATTGTAAAGAATTAATTAAGATTCTTCTTCATCCTCTAGTGTAGCATCTTCTTCGGTATAACGCAAGTACAATAATTCAGATGGGTCAACAAACCCATCCTCCGTTTGCATTTCTGGGTGTAAAACAACAGCATTATAATCTGCTTTCTCTACCCATTCGTCATAAATCCCCTTAAGATTCCAAGATATTATGGCTCCTAAGAGGAATGCTCCGATGGTTAGGAAGAATGCCATGTATAAAAATTCTATTTCCTGCATGGGCTACTCCTGAGTATGTACTTTATTTAGTAACTTTTTTTCTCCCAGGTTTTCGCTCGGCATGGTATGTCCAAGCATCATTCAAGATTGAATAAAGATAATCTTTTATCTTTCTTGCTTTGGGTTTAGGGATGTGTCCATATGACTCTTTAAGTTGAGCGTCACCACCCTTGATGTAACCTTCCAACTCTAGCACAGCGTTACTAACTTCTGCTGCTACAGTTGACTCGATGAAGGCATTGACTTCTCTTCGTGTCCACTTTTCTGCTTTTAAATAAGGATACATCTTGAAAAGAAATCTTCCGTTGACCATTGCCTCATCGAGTGCTCGGTCAACTAGGGTATACAATTCTTCAGTATTCTTTTGCATTACAGGTAAGTGTTTTCTCGTAGGTATTTTACAGTTTCAGTGCAACCACCCATCTTATGTCCAGAGATTATTACTTGGGGAAAGGTTGCTCCGTTACCAAACTCTGTATAAAACTGCTCTCTGGTGAAGTTTGAGTTGAGCTTATACTCAGCATACACCCAACCCTTTGATTTGTAAACCTCTTTAATTTTTGTGCAGTAAGGGCAACCGTCTCTTGTATAGATTGCTGTATTCCCAGGTCGTTTCATTTAAAAATAGAAAAAGAAAAGGAGGGTATAATACCCTCCGATGTATTACAACTTTATATAGTTTAGAAAGTGTACTTAAGTCCTGCTTTGCCTGACCAGTCCACGTCATCGACGTTAGTTGCTGCTGATAACTCACCATAAGCACTTACAGATTCTGTAAGTGTCTTACCACCACCGACGTAACCGATAAGTTCAGTGTCACCAAACTCGTCAGCAGTCTCTGTGTGAGTAACTGTAGGACCACCTGATACATACCAGTCAATTCCATTAGGAGTTGTTCCTTCGTATCCAACTTGGAATTCCCAAGTGCCTGATGTATATGCTCCGTCTGGATATGAACCACTTGCTTCAACATTAACGTAAGGACCAGCAAAAGCGGCTCCAGAGAATAGAAGAGGTGTTGCTGCTAGTGCAGCGATTGTTGATTTAATCATTTTTGTTTTTAGTTTGTCTCGCAAGGGAAAACCCTGCGGATGTGAGAGTGCCCCGACATGGGTCTCATTTATCTACACAGGGTTACGATCTTTCGAGTCCTTTGTAATATTATATAGAGTAACACAAGTTTAGGAATGTGTCAACTGTTACTCTTCGATGTCGAAGAACCAGTTAATAGCACGAATGTAATCGAATGTATCCCCTATGTCTTTGTCACAATCGAGGGAATATTTCCTATCGCACAGATACTTTCGCAAGTCATACACAGATTCTGCACGATACTGTCTCACATTGTTTTCATCATAGAGGATGTACTTCATTCCATTTTTTCTTTGCTATCTTTACTAATTATATCACGAATTGCTGACATGTCATGGTCGGTTAGTACAGTTTCATCATTGTCACCCTCCTCTTCACGTGGGTCTTCTACAGGTGTAAGAGACTTACTTACCTTTGCCAAGTCCTCTTCAAGGTCTTTCATATAGTCAGTAGGTTTAGCATCCATACCTTGCACGATTGAAAGATTACTCCTCCAATACTTCTGCATCTTCTTCATCATCTTTTTCTTACCCTTAGGGTCGTCTTTATATTTCTCGATGATTTTACGGAGTGCTTTCAACTCTCGTGATGATTTTTCGAGTGACCTTTCGGCTGCACTCTTTCCAAATCCTGCCATTACTCTACGTCGTTAATAATTAGTTTGAATCTGACACGATATTCTTTTCGGTCAGTAGTATAATACCATATCGGAGAGTCAACTAGATGTGACTCCTGATAGACTGCTTCCTTAGAATATCTATCGACATTCTTTGCCTCTTCATAATAAGAAAGAAGATTTTGCTCTGGGTGTTGGAAACCAGTCCTGTAGTCAGGGAAGTATGGTGTCCTGTTAGTCTTCTCCCCTGCTGTTGCTCTAACAGGTGGCCAGAATAGGTCAAACTCCATACCATTTTGGTAACCATTACCTCTATCAACAACATCAATCACTCGGATAAGACACTGCCAATAGTATGAGTTGGATGATACACCTCTGTCTGCTGATGTTGCCATCAAAGAATAGAATGTGAATCCAATCCTCACCTTAGCAGGAGTAGATGACATACCTGAGTCTTCTGCTACACCACCAGTAAGGATGTAATCATGGACGAAGGTAATAGGACTCTGCCAAGGATTATTATGCCACGATTGTGAGATAATATTCTTATAGTTTACATCAACTCCTTCAAATTGTCCACCCTCTTTTTGTAGTCCTGCATTTACCATGTGCCATGGCCATGCTCCACGTGCTGCAGTGAAGGGAAGTTTCTCTCTTAATAAGTCTTGTGATGCTGATGCTATCTGGTCATATGCATATGATGGATGGAAACTTAATACAGTAACTAAATGCTCTTCAAGTAAATGATTATAGTTACCACACATCTCTGAGATAACATCCTCTATATCATCAGTCTGATATCCAGTAGCACCTTCGGGTAACATACCAGTATCAATATATCCATCAAAGTTATTAGGCATCCATATCATATCAACGTTAGTGCCTCTAGCATCAGAGTTGTTTACATTACCTGGGTGGTTTGCCACTGTCTGTGCTGTTACAGATGGCATAGAGACTGCTCCGTTGTTTGACCACACCTGTGTAGCAGTGAAACCATTAGTTGAATCTGCTGCACTAATAAAGTATGAGTCTGTTTTATATGACCCTGCCATCCATTCGTTGAGACCTTTAGCACTAGGACTATACTGCATCTGTAATCCTTTTATTCTACCATCAGTTACAGTAGTAGCATTCAATGTATTGATAGCAGGAGCACCAGTTGTCTCTTGAATCTTGTCATCTATGTTAGCAGTGATTAGGTTAATTGTGAACCGGCCATCATAACTACTTGCTGTCGAATTAAACAAGGAAACTGCGGGAGATATAGATGAATTAGGTCCGCCAGATATAATTTCTGGGACTTCAAAAGTCAAGGTGTCACCTGAGGTTAGACTTATTTCCTCTGTGATTGCATCACCTATAGGTGGCCAGTATTGTGCCTCCCATATCTTTTCGTAAACTGTTACAGAATTCTTTTTAACACGTATCTTAAACTTAGTGCACTCTCCTGTTAGTCCACCAGTAATACCACCACCAGATACAAACACAAGTGAAGAAGGATTAATTATCTCTAGTGTCTGTGACTGATTGAGCTTGTTACCATAACCTCCTAGGCATGTGCCACACTCATAGTCGTTACCATTACCATCGACAGTGACAACCATACTACCACAATCATTTCTCTGTAGTACAATATCTTGGAAACCTTTTTGTGATGACCTATCATCACAAGGTCTAGAATCACTCACAGTCTTAGTAATCTTAGTGGGTGCTGCATTCTCATAAACATATCCCATGACACCATCAAAGGTAGGCTCTCCTGCCCACCACTCTACCTTGTGGTAAAACTTAAGGTCATTATAATCATTGTCACCATTTATTAAATCTTCCCAGAGTTGATGTCCACTACCTATCCACTTAGTCTGGTCTGTATCAAAAGGATTCCATCTATTGTCCGAGAAGAGACAGTAATTATTTTGTGATGATGATATACCTGTGCCTCTAAATCCTCCTTCGTATGGAGAATTCAATGTCTCAAAGTCTATCTGTTGTCCTCTACTTAAAGACTGGACTCCTGCACCATTGGGTATTATAAAGAAACCCATAGTGCCACCCGCATACTGCTCTAGGTATTGAGTGCTAATAGTAATAGACTCTTCATTCTTATCTGACTTTGACTCTGGGACAACAATATATCCTCTGACAGGTCCATTACTATTTGCCATATAAAATCCGAGACTATTATTGTATGATGCAGCTCCATGCTCACAGTCAATAATAATTCTTAGATTTTGTCTAGGATTCTTTGGTATTCTATATGAGTTTCTCTTCTCATGTCTCTGAGGTGGTTGCTCTGGTATCTCTGCATCAATAGATGCCATGTGGTCAAAGTCTGTAGATGCAAATTGACGGACGAGTGCTTGGACTTTATCATTCTTCTTTCTTTTATATCCTATAGACATATCTTCTCTGAGAAAAGCATGTCCTATAACTGACTGAAATACATAACCATTATCATTAATGTATTGTCTCTCTCCATTCCCAGGTCCGTCAGGTGCACCTGGGTTTGTTGTTAAGATACTATCTGTGTTACTGGAAGAATAGAAACTATAAATTGGGACAGTCTTATTTTGTATTGGCTCTTTTAAAACATAAAAGACTGGTGCACTCTGAGTAAGTGAGTATCCGCTAGGAGATGAATTATCATTAGTGTAGAGGTGGTCTCCTTCTTTCTGTCCTATGACCTCAAAGTCTAAGAATGCTGTATTATTTCCTACGTTAAAACTATATGTCCACGTCGTGCCTACTGCTGCTGTGCCTGTCCAACTACTAATCCACCACTCACTATCCCAATCATTACCATCATCAATAGGAGTAACACTTACGTTTACTGTGATACCACTGTTGCTAGTTGTAAATGATTGTGTTGTGCTGTTAGAAAATATCTGTGCTCCACCCTCGTTGAATACTTTTCTGTTTGTCCACTGACCATACTGGTCTGTAGTCTGGACTGTCCCTGCCCACATACCATTCTGATTCCTGTGATTCATTCTGACATTAATTGCACCTGAGTTGAGTCGATGCTCATAAACAGGTAGTCTATCAGGAAAACAATTCTTAATACATATCTCACCCTTGTTAGATGACCAACCAGACATACTATACCCCTCACAGTCCGCCTTAGGGGGTGTCCATTGCCCTCCTATGTAAGGACGCATCATACATTCTTGTGCTTCTCTAACACACCTTTCCCATTTCAAATCAACAGGCATGTCTGCATCATCACAATAATATATCACCCCTGTCTTAACGTGTTGATATTTCCCTTTCTCTATCTGATTAAGTAAACCTCTAGCATCTAACTCTGCTACTTCTACACAATCATTTTCTGGTTTACCAATCGTTACCCATGTCTTTCCTGTTGGAGGTTGTGGTGGTTGGACTGTGATGTCACCTGTAAAATCAAATGGATTACCTACGAGAGGATTAATGAAGTCAACAATCTCGCTTAGGTCTACATTTATTGCACCACTATCAACAACCTCAGGTACAAACTCTGTGAAAGATGTCAACCCTAAGTCAGGATAACATCTACCTACAAGTTGTTGAATTATTTGGTTAGGTGATGGTGTAGGAGTTGGAGGTGTAACTGCTGCCTTCTGAGGCACACTTATTTGGTCTAGAGTGTTAGGTTGATTAGGTATAGCACCTGTATAACA